CGACTGACAGGTTGCAAGATTATATTGATGGTATCGAAGACAGTGAGGACTAGTTTAAAAAAAGATTTAATAATTGGTATTCTATCTGGACTAGTCATAGGTCTAACTTGTCTTGTCTTTCGTTTAGATACTGAGCTTGACAAAGCTAATCAGCTATTGGATGATCCCGCGATCAGGTTTCCAGAGAAATCAAATTGGTATAGAGAATATGAAAGGGCACAACAACCAATGCCAATGGTTCCTGATGTAGATTATAGAATAGAACAAATGCTTAATTTAGCTGCTGAAGAGCCAAGTTTATTTAGTGATGAAGAAATAGTTTATTTATTAATACAATGAAGACAATAATAGTTAGTTTGTTATGCTGTTCCCTAGTTATTGGAGCAGTGTTATATCTAGATGAAGAGAATGTGCAAGTAGAAGAGATTAAAGTATCTTTTCCTAAAGACAAAGAAAGGGTAAAAGAGATCCCAGTCAAAGTCACCTTAACTAAATTTCAGTTGAGAAAGATGCTTGACATTCTTGAGCAAGATCATAATCTCACGTTGCTGAACGGAGAAACCGTTCCTGCACTAGATCAAGATACCTATACGTTCAAATCAATAGCAAAAGGTGTAGACGGTGAGTATAATATTTCATCTACACATCTCTCAAGAAAATGAATACAGCAGTAATCAACATAACTGAAACGATGCTCAATAAGAGTATCATCGATGCAAATAAGAGTGTTTGTGCTTTTGCCAAAGACTTTTCTTTTGATTATAACGAAGCTGAATGCGGTCAACGTCAACCTCTGGAAGCCGCATACGCCGATGGAACCGAAGCTAAGGTTACTTTCTATCGAGCTAAAACCCGAGGCGACAAACGTATCTCAATTACCAAACTTAAAAAGTTTGCTAAGGCTGGTGACTTTGTTACTCTTATAAAAGTAAAGAATCGTGTGGAGATTCTTGTTAATGTCCGTATTGGAGATGACATCTAAAGAACTTTTACAACTCCATGATGAAACCTGCAAGACTTGTAGGGTAATCATGGAAAAGAAAAATAGCGATTACACAGGCGGTAGGGGAGCTACAGATCCCTTTGCTAATTTTAATGCGTCTAAAATCTTAAACATCCATCCTGTTCAGGGGTTACTGCTCCGTGTAATCGACAAAATACAAAGGATTCGTTCCTTTACTAACGATAGGGAGCTTTCTGTTCCTAATGAAACTGTAGAAGATGCTTGTGATGATATTGTAAACTATGCCATCCTCGCAAAAGCAATGCTCATGGAGGAGAGGAAAGGAGTAAAACAGTTAACTGAAGAACAAGAGCTTGAGGGTCAAAAACGTATTGACATCATTGGTCGTAATGGAAATGATGGTCTTCATTACTCCCAGATCGAACAAGAAAAAGCCAAATAATGAATGATCCACTTTACTCAATGCTTCATGCTGAAGCAACAGCAGACCGAACTAAAGCTTTATTGTCTCTAGATTTATTGTCCAACAAGGCGGCTGGAATAGGAGATCACTCAACAGAAGATTTCTGGAAGAATGCTAGGGAATCCTTAAATTTACTTGGCGATGCTGACGGACGGCTTAGGACGTTAAAGAAATACTTTGTTGAGAAAAACGAGGGTGCATAGTCCAACAGGCAGAGACAACGGACTTAAAATCCGTCCAGTGTGGGTTCGACTCCCACTGCACCTACCAAACGCGCTTATAGCTCAGTGGTTAGAGCATCCGACTCATAATCGGCAGGTCGCTGGTTCAAATCCAGCTGGGCGCACCAATTTGTTACAATGTTTAAAATAGTTACCACTTGTTATAATTGTGAAGCATTTATAAAAGAGTGCATTGAAAGTGTTTTCGCCCAAAAACAAAGTGATTGGGAGATGTATATTTTTGATGATGCTAGTTACGATAAATCTAGGGAAGTAGCTAAAGAAGTAGCTAATCGTGATCCTAGGATAAAAATTATTGAAAATAAAATAAATAAGGGGGCTGTATACAATAAGACATACAATTTTATTCGTCACGCAAAACCTGATGATGAAGATATTATTGTCACTTTGGATGGAGACGATTATTTAGGTAGTCAATATGCTCTGTGTTATTTAAAAAAAATATATTCCGAAGGTTATTGGTTTTCTTATGGAGGGTTCATTGCTTCAGAAAAAAGTTTTTATGATAGTGTGGCTCCAGACCATTTAACGCCAATAGATTGGAATATGTCTTTAAGAAATCAAAGATTCTGTATAACCGCTTTAAGATCTCATAAGTTTTTTTTGTTAAAAAATTTAAAAGATAAAGATTTAAGATACAAGAGTGGCACATTGTTTAAGTTTCCAGAGGACATAATTTTAAATATTCCTATGGCTGAAATGGCTGGGGAAGACAAATGTTTTTTTTTAAAAGAGAAAATATATTCTTACCGAATACATAAAAACAATGACACTTTTCAGAATGATGATCACAGGACGGCAATAACAAGAGATGATCTTAGCTTTAGAGAAGAGTATCCTAGAAAAACAAAACAACAATTGCTTGACTGGAAATGCGATTGGTCTATTATTTGAGCAACATGAACATATTCGCAGTAGATACCGACCCCAAGATAGCCGCGCAACAATTGTGCGATAAGCATGTAGTGAAAATGATTCTTGAATCAGCTCAAATGCTTTGTTCTTGTTTCCCTAAAGGCGAAGCCCCATACAAGAGAGCTTTTTACAATCACCCATGCACTATCTGGGCTAGAGAATCAAAAGAAAACTATGAGTGGTTACTAGATCATGCCCACGCTATGTGTCAGGAATACACTAGGCGGTATGGTAAGATCCATAAGTCACTAGATACAATACACTGGTGTTCTTGTAATTATAATCAATTAAATTTACCGAGCAAAGGTCTAACACCATTTGCTCAGGCTATGCCAGATGAGTATAAGAATAAGTGTGCTGTCAAAGCTTATCGAGCCTACTACAATGGGGAGAAGTCTTACTTTGCCAAGTGGACTACAAGAGATACCCCAAAATGGTTCCAGATCGAATGATATTTTGCCAAATAAGCGATATTATTTTTCCCAACCTTTGTGATAAAAAAGACCATCACTTTGTTTTTTCCAATTTGCCTCTGGATCATTCTTATAATACTCTTCATCATATTCATTAGTTATCATTCTTTTGAAGATCCTATATACACTGTAACAATTAGGAATCAAAAAGACCGACATGATTAAAATAATTAATATTACGGTAAGAGTTTCTAATAATGTAAACGCCTTTCTCATAAACTTCGTTTAATAATCGCTAAAGATTTTATTTGTAATATTAAACTGGCTACATTCTCAGAACAAATCTTTTCAGTTGTTACGGTAAGCGGGAAGTTGCTTACCGTATCTAATCTTATTCCTTCTTCTCTTTCCTCTGGCGTTACAAAATCCATTACATAATCGTTTAAACCTTTTTGTTTTAATAATTTATAGTAGTAATCTCTTTGTTGAGATTGTGCCTCTACTAATATATTCATACAAATGTTTTTCGATGCCATCATAGTTAAGTAACGGAAATATAATCCTTCATTTGTAGTCAAATCGGAAACTACAATTAAGTTCATAGATATATTTACACGTTTATACGTTGAAAAAAGTGGATTTTAATCCAAAAAAGTGCTTGCGCTCCATTTTAATCTATATATAATGTGCGCGATGAACGAACCAAAGAAGAAACAGCGAGGCCGTCCCAAGGGATCAACATCATTTGTTAGAGTCAGTATGTCTGACTTGCTTGGCGCGGTAGGTAGCAAATCTAATGTAGTAGTTTCCAAGAAGTGGCTAGAGGAGATTGGCTTGACAGTGGCACCCGCTCCTGTTAAAGTGATCGACGGTTCTTACGATACTAAGAACGGCACTCAGCTCGCAGAGCAGACAGAAGAGAAGATTGAGTTCTCTGTCACCTCCTTTGACTAATGGAAACTAAAAATATGTTTGAGGGTCTTATTGGACAGGATACCCTCAAGAAGCGTCTTCAGTTCTATAGCAGAGCTAAAGAAGCTACAGGCACACTTCCTTTTCTTCTTTTCAATGGAGCGAAGGGACTGGGGAAGACAGAGTTCGCAAAAGCATTTGCCAAGTCTCTAGGCAAGCCAATGGTAGAAATCAATTGTTCTACTATTCGCAATGCCGAACAGTTCTTTGAGCAAGTATTTATTCCTGCGATTCTGGATAAGGACATCACCGTCCTGCTAGATGAAGCTCATGCCTTACCGAAAGATTTGGAAATGGCTTTTCTCACCGTGTTCAATGTCGAGGGGGCTAAGACCAAGCGATTTGAATTTGGTGAGTCGAGCTTCTTGTTTGACTTCCAGAGGCAGACCTTCCTGTTTGCCACTACGGAACTGGACAAATTGTTTCCTCCTTTCAAGGATCGCCTTACCCAACTGGACTTTGAGCCATACAATAGTAAAGAGTTGGCTGGGATAATAGAGAAGAAACTAGATTGGATTACATTCACAGATAATGTAATGCATGATATTTCTTTGACGGTTAGAGGTAATGCACGGTCTGCTATCAAACGCGCACTGGAAATCAAAGCGTATGCAGAGGTCAACAACAGGGCGAGGTTCACTCCAGCAGACTGGAAAGAGTTGTGCGGCTTGCTTGGTATCATGCCCTACGGTATCAATGCTACTGAGCTACAGGTCATGCGTATCCTGAAAGATCGTGGGGCTTGCACACTGCAAATGATTTGTGCAGTTACTGGAATGTCTAGGACAGCCATACAGAAAGACGCAGAGATTTATCTGCTGAAGAATGGCTTTATGAAGATAGATGGCAAAAGAGAAATCACAGGTAAAGGTGTTAAGGCACTAGAGAAGATCAAATGAAAGCACTAAAGACTAGTAAAGGAGCAAAGAGTGGCGGCAGACCAAAGAAATCTAATAAGTTGGTTAATGTAAGAAAGTATCTGCCTTGGATGAAGCGGGTGGCTAAATATCAAATTGTTTATAATCAGTTAGATAGCCTAGAGTATAACCTCTTTAATAACAGTCAATGTGACCAGAAAGAAGTTCAGAAGAGAATAGCACAGATTAAAAAAGACATTAGCAACATAAAGATATAATGACTGCACAAGAACAAGTAGATTATCCACTCCCTGTAATCCATATGAATGGCACAGGGGCAGAGGGGTTGATGGCGGGATATGAGAATGTATATGATTGCCTCGATAAGCTGCAAGAAGCTATGGAGAAGTGCATAGTGCATGGTAGAGACTATTACCCTCTGGATGAGGACCAAGAAGAGGAGTCTTTCCGCGCCGCATGGAACGAGAGACACAAGCACAATAAAGCGATAAACGATTTCAAGGATTATATCTTTGAGCACATGGTGCATATAAACGATCAAAGCAAATGATACTAACAATACACCTAGAAGTGGGCTTCGATAAAGAAGATCACCCAGAGGAAGTGGCAAAGTTTATGGCCGCAAACATTATGAACTTTACTCTCAATAGAGATTCAATCGACTCGTTGACCATTAGACCGTTACGCTTAGAACACGATAACGGCAATGCCACAACAGATGTAGAGGATCTTTGCAAAGCAGTAGACAGTTTAACTAAAGATTAATTTGTATTTATTTATTACGCCCCTTGTATATACATTACCATATAATAAGAATACATAGGCTACATACAATACAATGGATAGGAAATATACTAAAATAAAAGGTGTGAACAGCATTTGTCCAGTCATGTGGTCAGTGGATACTACCTGTCCTTTTTAATTATTTAAATACCTTTTAAAAGAATTTTAAATGACATTCGAAGACTTCTGGCCTTTCTGGTTTGTATTTTGGTTGCTTTTCCTCCTATACAGATCACTATTCTACGGACAAAAAACGTCACATTTAGACGAGGACATAGATGACTACTGGTCAGACGGTTAAGCCCAGCGCCAAATAAACAAAACAAATAAGACAGCTAGGGCCGCCGATTCAACCGCAAATAACTAAATAAGCGTTACGCGACATGTAGATCAAATCGACAGATCAAAATAATATGTCTAAATAAGGGCAGAAGATCGACACGTTTTTTTCCTTGACTGCCACCGTAGGTGGCAGTAATGTGATGGCGCTGGATCGGACGAGAAGAACTAAATAAACCCAGGATCAAATAGACAAACCTAAATAAGTAGGACCGCGTAAGCGGTCCTTTTCTTTTGCACGATTAGTCGCTTACGTAACTCATTGATATTTAACGTGTTATGCGGGGCGGCGGGGCCGCGCCTCATAACTTACTGATTATCAGTGAGTTATGCCTCTTATTTTGCAATATTCAACCCAAGAGTCACGCTCGGAAAGCTCCGCTTTCGGTGGTTTGGGTTTACTCTTACGCTCGCTGGCCCAGTATCTCGTCTTTGTATCTGCTGCTGCCCTAACCTCAAAAGCGATTTCTTTATATCCCATGTCACAGAGGATTTCAATCGTCTTAAACAAGTGAGCTTGCACCGCACAACGCGCACGATGCTCTTCGTTCTCTTCTTCTGTGCAAGGAATCATCTTCCTGCCAGAGCGAGCAGGTTTAAAGTATTTTGTTTTACTCATGCTCCCATTCTAACTCCGTTATCAATCTCGACATCTACATCAGAGATGTCGTTGCCTACAAAGCGGATAACAAACTTCGGTGCAGTCTGGTTCGCCAAGAGATCAGTAGCAACAATCTCTCCATCTTTGACAGAGAGAGAGAAAGCACCGTCAATCGCGGCATTATAAAGGGTGGCGTGGATTTGGTCTTTTCGATTTATCATACTCATATCTCTTCTACTCTATGTTCTGTTACGTCTTGCACCGTGTCGTGATAGGTGGTGGCTCCTATGTAGTCACCCTCCCCATCACGCGCACGTTTTACAGCGTCTTGTTTACTGTCAGCGTGAACATGCACCTCCTGCCAGTGGATCTCTTTGAGGTATACCCTGTATGATTCCATCACCACCAACTGTTATACTCAACCTCGAAACCCTCGGCAAGCGCTTTCCTAGCTTTCTTGAGAAACTCAAGAGTCTGCTCTTTCTGGTATTCATCACCCACACTGTCAGCGCCGAAAAAGAAACCTGCGGTCTGAGGCAAGTTGAAGGTCATCACATCCTGCTCCAGCTTATCCAAGTCTTTCTCATCCAGCTTAACAGCAACACCATTGAAGTCATCGCTGCTTATTTCTTGTCTGGACCTGTGAAGGTTTTCCATCCAACCATGCAAGGCGTTGTGCTTGCGCCAGTAGAATATCTCTGTTGTCTTGACGGTTGAAGTCTTGGTGGTGGGCGCATACTTGCGCTTTACTTTGTAGGCGTATTGATCTAATCCCATGTCGAAAGAATCATATCAGGCGGCTGGCGATTGGCAATACCTTTTTTATTCTTTTTTAATGCTGTAACTCATTGATAGTTAGGGAGTTACACACGGCGGCGGCCCCGCCCCGCGTAACTCGTTGATAATCAACGACTTACGACTGCTGTTTTTAATGTAAAGAAAAACCCCGCCCCCCTATATATGCAAACACGAGGGACGGGGCTGTTACCACCTACACAAAGCTAGCTAGCAAGAACCACTTTGGCGCTGCCATCGGGTTGAGCGACCACCTCCTGGGCGGGGGCGATCTCAACCGCGTCGATGATCTCGGGGGTGTGCCCCGCGAGCTTGTCGAAAACAGATTGCACGGTCATCGTGCGCTGTGGGAGCTTGGAGAGATCTCCACCCTTGAGATGCTCGGTGATCCCGTTGTAGAGAGTCCAGAGCGAGCCGCCCTTGAACTCCTCATGGCGCGGAGTCTCAAACTCCTTGACCGCCTTGTAAACGTCACGCGCAGGAAACGCCTTGGCATCCACAAGGTCAATGACCATGTCAGCAGCCTTGGCCTTCGGCACCTCGATGCTTTTATAAGCGTCGATCCGCTTGCCCATGTCGGACCAGTGGGAGACAACGCGAGAGATCGCGGAGGACAACACGCGAGGCAAGTCTGCCACGATGTTCTTAGTGTGACGGCGAGCGAGCTTCACATCCGAAGAGAAGCAAAGATTCTCGCAAACCATCATCTGGTTGCCGATGCACACGGAAGCCGCAAAGGACTTGTCATGCGCGTTACGCAAACCAAGGACGAGACGACGATCATCTGCTTTGATGTCGTTACCTTTGAGGGCGAACCCGCCAAAGTAACGAAGACCGCCACGCGCGAGTGCGTGTTCCTCCTGCTCGACCTCAAGACCAGCGCGTTCAAGTGCCGCGTGTGTCTCATCGACAAGAGAGAAGTGTGGGATTGGCGTGTGGGAATCAGTGCCATCGGGCGTAGCTTCCATACGTCTGTCGTTCAGGACCAGACCCGCGTCAGAGTCAGCTTGCGTAAGCTGCTCGCGAGTCACAACATTCTTAGCCATGATTAAGCTCATGCCAGAAGGCTATCAGAACAAACCGTTTTGCCAAGCCCTTTTTACTTTTTTTTTGTCTTCGTAAGTCGTTGATTATCAACGAGTTACGGGCGGCGGCGGGGCCGCGCCCCCTAAGTCATTGAGACTTAGGGAGTTACGACTAGTTCATTGTGGCTGTTCTTTTGTCGATCCCGACGATAGGCTCGACCTTGCTAATCGACGCATTGATTTTGTTCAATACCTTTTCGGCCTTGTCTAATTCTTTACCCATCTTGATTAGCTCCTCCTTGGCAAACTCATTTGCTTTCGGGCTAGCTTGTCCTAGTAGGAGAATGCACATTCTGGCAGCGCCCTCCCATGATGGTTTAACTTCTACTTCTTTTTTCATTTGCTTGTTCTTTCCAGCCTTTGGATAGTGGCATGTTTCTACTTTTAAAGAAGGCATCGCAAGCGCGTTTAACTTCTGTGGATAAATTTTTCATATAATTGACTTGTTTTTCTCCACAAGTGTTATATGCTGACCTGTGATAGCCACTCTGTTTAGCTTTTTTATCACTCATCTTTGTCTGTAGCAGTATATGAACAGTATTACAGAAGCCAACAACCAAAGTTTAATTTCTATATCTAGCATGGCTCAACAACAAAACCTGTTTCGTCTTTCTTCCCTAGTCCCTTGGCGACTAGGCCAACGATCACCCCACGCTCATCTTGAAAACGCAGGTCAGTGGTGTCTCCGTTTATCACTTTGATTCCTCTCCACTGTTTGGGCAGATGATCTCTAAAGACAACCGCAACATTACCCCCACGGTCGCAGAACTCTCTGATTTGTTCTTCGCTTGTATCTTCCGAGCGCGAGAAGGTAAGGTGATAGTTTTCGGGGAGCCTTCCGTCAAGAAAACGCCGCATTCTTTCTTTGCTTTTCGTGTAGTCATAGAACTGATAGGACTTGAACGCAGGAATGATATACCTCTCCCACGCAATGTCACTAGTTAAGTTAAGTCTGAAACAAGGAGTCAATTCTTTCTTCGCCGCGCTTTTAACCGCGCTTTTGATTTCTTTGAATAGCTGGCGTAAGAATCCCTCCCTATCGTTGAAAAACAATTGTGTTTTTCTGACGCGGGCTTCTTGGACGTTTCGCATGGCTCCACGGCCAGCAGTATTAAGACAAGCAGCAGCGCAACCAGTAGAAGCATTAGGGCAAACATTATTTCCTGATATGTTAAATGGTGATAGATGGAGGCCGTAGGTTTTCCAACCAAACAATTCTCCTTTTACTGTTTTATGATTTCCTCCGTTCAGTAACTTCATTACTTACTCCCGAAAGTCTGTCTGGCTTCGCGCTCGTTGGCAATCCTTTTTATCACCCCAGAACCACTATTGATCGTGATAACATCAAGACCATCTTCCTGGATAGCTGGCTCTATATCCCAAAGCAAACATCCATCGAGACTCTTGTATTGCTTCGCGTATAACCTAGCTCTATCAACGGTGTGGATGGGCTGGCCCGTCTTGTTTTGCACAAGGACAGTAGACAACCATTCACTTTCTTTTTCTGGTCCGTGGTAAAGATAATAGTTGATCGTAAACGATTTTGTGGTAATCTCTCCTAACATGAGGGGATCATACAGGTCAGGTCGCCGCCCGTCAAATTAAATATATTAAAAATCCAAACACCAAATAATATGAATGCAAATAGTGATCCCTCTCCTCTCTGGCTGGTCTTGATCGCGGTCTTGACGGTCATTTTCTCGCTCGTAACTGGTTGATACTCAACGAGTTACGGGGGGCGGCGGGGCGGCCCTTCATAAGTCGCTGATTATCAACGACTTACAAAGGGCTTCCCGTATTACCTCAACGAGAGATCGTGCATCTTATTGAAGACCTTGAGGAGAGCATCATGCACCCTGTCGTTAGACATACCACTACGGATATAGTCATTAGCGGCGAGGTGATAATCTCTTCTAGTTTTAAGAGGCTCTTTCTTCCGTCTTCTCATGCCCCACTCACCCTTCTGGAACATTTTGATTAGATGATCCACATCATAGTCTAAACCAAGTCCCTGAGTATCGTTAGTTAGCCAATCAAACATAGCGGTCCATAAGCGGGTGGCAGAGCAATGGTAATCAATGTCTGGGAAGACTGCTTTCATTATCTGGCAAACATGCTCGAAAACCATAAGGCTGGTCTTTCTTTTCTCTGCGCTCGGCCATGACTTTCTTTTGTCTATGTTCTTAACGGCATTGTTTTTCCAAGACTTGTGAATCTTTGCGATCCTACCTCCTACATCCACTGGGACTTTCTTACTAGGATTAACAGGTGTCCAACCTAAAGACTTAAACACTTTGATTACAGCTTTGATCTGCTCTGGGTCATCAATCTTAACGCGATCAAGCTCTGCTTTCTTAGCCCAGAACTGATCGTCTATAGTCCAAGCTCTTTTAGTTCTTGGGTCGTTAGCCTCAATGCAACGGGTTACTGGGGCTTTAGTGTTTACAATACGACAAGGAACAAGATCATCAGGGTGAGCGCAAAGTCTATGTTGCCCATCTGTAGCCTGATAGTAGTGGAGCTTGGTCTTGCTATCATAGTGCCTGTAAACATTTACAAACTCATAGATATCACCATCCCACTTCTGGTTTATTCGTGCAACTTGGTTTTGATCTGCGACTCTTTGATAATCACTATCAATGCCAATGTTTTCTTTGGGTATCATGGCGAGCTTAAAGCCATTCCACTTTGTTTCTTTGAAAGCCTTACGTGTCGGTTTTGCGCCGAGTCCATATTTTTTGTTAGGCTTATGTGAGGTAATAAGGAATTTTTGTTTCATCAAAGGCATCATGACAGGATTTGAGATCTCTGCAACATTTTAATTTATTTTTATTACTGTTGTAACTCGTTAAGTATCAATGACTTACAGACGGCGGCGGGGCCGCCCCACGTAACTCCTTGAGTATCAGTGACTTACAAAAGCCAAACCCCGCCCCCCAGACGAGCAAACGTAGGGGACGGGGCAGCTATTACCATGCAGAAAGTGGGTTCCCTCCCCCGACTGTCTAGAAGAGTGGGAGAGGGGCGGCTCTCATACTTTAAGCCTACGGTATACTTGCCCACCGCTCGGAGCCTCACTGTGTTTTACAACCACCTGACCATCAGAGAGAACAGCAGGGGAGGTTTCTAGAAATTATTTATCGTTCATGGGGAGAGAAAACTTTTCATTTAAGTGGTTAGCATTCTTGCGGAGGTATTTGATATTCCCAACAAAGGTATCGAGCTTATCATCTGCTACATCTGCCAGCTTGCTGGAGAGTTCTTGGTGGACTAGGCCGAGGCCATAGCTCACAAGGGCGGCTTGATCGGAGTTTCTCACTTCGATCCTAACGGTTTCTGTTTTGGTTTTAGAGGCCATGATTAGTTAACGGATGAGATTCCAGAGAGGTGAAGGGTGCGGTGCTTGACCTGACCGCCATCGTCGATGTCCTGAACGTGGACCGTGACGCACTTGCGCCCAGACTCTTTGGAAACGAAAACGTCCTCGACCTCGTTGATCTTGAACGTGCGGACACCATCAGGGGTGATGCTGCTACGCTGCTGGTTGAGGTAGCGAACGGTCTTGCCAGTGAGGGCAGACGCGATCTTGATGGCACTATCTCCGAGTTGCAATGTGGTATTAGCTATTGTCATGGGCAAGATTATATCAGAATCTGCGATGGGCGCAACCACTTTTCTACTTTTTTCTCACTTTTTTTTCCAGATCGCAGGACAGGATATAAATAGCCAAATAGAACAAAATGCTTGACTAGCCCCGTCGATATGGTATAGAGTTACCTTTCGTAACTCGTTGAGTATCAACGAGTTACGGGGGGCGGCGGGGCCGCCGCTCGTAACTTGTTAAGCGTCAACGACTTACAAAGGTATGTCGTCGCGCTCGTCGTCGTCGGTTGAGAACTGGGTGGGGTGCTCCTCTGCGTGGACCTGCGCGAGCAGCTCCTGCACCTCCTCAGGAGAGGGGTTGAACTGCCCTGCGCGGGGTCCGTCCTCAAGTGAGTCAGTGAGTTCCTCGGGGCGCACTTTGATGAAGTCATGTAGATCAGTCATGAGCGGAGAGTAGCGCAGTCAGCTAACCGTGCAAGCCTTTTCTTTGTTTTTTTTCATCTGTATAACTCATTGAGCATCAAGGAGTTACAGACGGCGGCGGGGCGCCTCGACGTAACTCGTTGAGTATCAATGGGTTACGCAAGTTAAAACGTGGGTAAAGGTAAACCCCGCCCCCCGATAGTAAGCCGTGGCCTCGGGGTGACGGGGTTCGGTTATGACAGACCGACTACCCAGTAAAAGCGTCTACTAGAGTTTGCGTTGCGGCCAAAGCCAACCCAAACACGGGTGGGATTAAGAAGGCCAAGCAGAAGAAAAGACTTGTCCCCAACGGTAGTATTGGGTCAGGGAGATAAACGGCGTGGACGTATCGCTCGGCTTCTGCCATGTCTGTCAAGAGTATGACTGCGAGTAGAGCGGCGAGGGTTAGTCCCTGCATCCACATGAATGTCCAAGTGGTGAATCGGATGGTGTATTTGAATAGGTCTGTCATGGTGTTTAGTGGTTGAGTTTAGCTGAGAGTTCTGCGGACTGGTGTGTCATGAGTGCGAGGCCCAACTTGTCGGCTGCACCCTTGAGTTTCTTCTTGAGGTCTTCGTCGCTGACGAACATGGCTTCGGTTATGAGACTGCCAAGAACATCACTCACCTCCAGACGGAGTGCGTCACTTGCTTGGCCTAGCTTTTCGATCTTCTCTTCGGTCGCTGTCATGGTGGAAGTATAGCAGAGATTGAGATGGGTGCAACCCTTTTTTAATGTTTTTTATCTGAAGTTCTCCTCCCACCAGACCTTGCAATCTACATCGACCCACCTCTCGCAGCCCCTAAAATCGTTGAAGAAACGACCTATCTTTCCTAGCTTGCCGTTGTTGTGTTTGTCGGCGGCTTCTTGGCGCTCCTTTTTGTTACGCGCTACTGAAGTCTCAGTAGGCCAGCAGGTGGCGATCTCTACGCACTCGACGCTCTCGCCCTTGTCATTGAGGAATCTCTTAATGTCTGTCATGGTGTTACTATATCACAAATCACGCTGGGCGCAAGCCCTAATCGCATAAAAGTGATTTTTTTTTCTAGGTCGCAGCTCAGGATTTAAATAGACAAATAGTAAAATAGTTCTTGACACGCGGCGCGTTGGCGGCGCGTCCTGTGACCCCCTGCGAAGTAGTCTTCATAACTCGTTGAGTATCAAGGAGTTACGCAGGGCGGCGGGGCCGCCCCACGTAAGTCGTTGAGGCTTAGTGGGTTACGAGGACATTATCTCCTCTTCCCATTCGGGATACGTCTCAGCCGCCTCCGTGCGGGAAGCGAACACATGCCGATATTGCGAACCGCGCACGGGCGGGAGGTCGTGGCGATCTGCCCCACACGCGATGAGGCAAGACCCCGCGTGAATGCCACTGGGGGCGGTGATGAGATAAAACGGGCGGGCGGAAGGGGTAGTATCAGTTACTGTCATGGGGACATAGTAGCAGAGTTGCGCCTAACCGCAAGCCCTAAATGCGTTTTTTATTTCTTTTTTTTACCTGCGTAAGTCACTAAGTATCAAGGAGTTACGCATGGCGGCGGGGCCGCCGCCCATAACTCGTTGAGTGTCAACGAGTTACGGTGTCAAGCTTTTTTTTACTCGGCCCACTCCTCAAGTTCGCCTCGGTCACCTACGTGATTGCGCCACCCTACGGGGAGACGCTTGGCAGGTTCCCAGCGAGCCTCGGAGGCCGACCAAGGCTCTTGCCCCTCGGTGGCGTCTGCCAGCTCGGGATACGTCTCAATCGCTTCCTCACGGGAGGCGAAGCCACTCACCATAGCAGCGACCTGCCGCTCCCCGATTGAGAGGGCGAGCTGCTCGCTTGCGGTGCCGCCCACAATCCACCGCCGTGTCGGGTCGGGGTAGGTGGCGGCAGTCACTACGTAGTAGGTATCGGTCGGGCGGGTCATGATGTCTTCCTGAGTCATGGGGATATTATAGCTGATTTTAGCGTGGGCGCAAGCGGAATCGCACAAAAAAAACATTTTTTTTGCCGCGCTGTCACCCTACCCGATTTCTGAGAAAATTAGGCACACAATATGTTGTAGTTTGCGCGGGGGAGTCCTTTATCAATCTATCACCCCCATTTCTTGGAACGTGGTGAGCTGCGGAGGTTGTTGCTTTTGTTGTTTAAAAAAAATAGAAAGCCCATATAATTAAAAAGTGTTAGATGTTATAACAAGGTATGTGCCATTAGTGGCTGGGATAATGTATACAGTTGTTGGCGTGGCGTATTTTGCGAAGAAGGATTATGGTTGGGGCGTGATATGGGTATCGTATGCTACGGCTAATTTTGCGTTAATGGTAGTGGGCAACCAGTAAAAAGAGTGTAATATGAGAAAATGAGTCTCTCTTACGCTAATACCCCCGTATACATTGGTCAGATAAACACAAGTGCTGTTAATACTGGCTTTACTGGGTCGATAGATTACATACCCGCAACAAATAGTGATGTATCATTCAGCACTAATCTTACCCCTAAGAGAAACTTAGGTATAGATGTCAGTGCTACGGATCAGCTTAATGTTGGAGGTGCATTGACCGCAAACATAACAATCAACTCTTTGCTTCATCCTAATTTAGAAGAGGGTTTTAGATACTTAAGTGGAACGGCTGCGGCACAGGATGCGTTTGTGCCTATCCAGATTGGAGAAAATCTATATAAAAAATGCTACCCGCAAAATATAAACGTCAGTATTGAGCCATACCAACCCGCAAAAATAAGTGCTACGTTCACTAGTTTAGATCCACCAACTGGCACAAAACTATCTGGTGATAGTAGAGGAATAGCTCAAACAAAATTTATTCCTATTAGTGGCGATAGTTTGGTTTATGGTCATACCTGTTCTATTATAAACGCTGATGATGTGGTTGGTAATGTGCAATCAAAAATTAGTTTCTCTAGAGATTATAGTCGAACGCCAGTTTATGGTATTGGCTCACCTGCCCCGACAAGTATGTTGCTCGACGGTATAGAGGAACAAATGTCAATAACCTCTACTGGCTTGCAAAACTTTGTTAACTTAAGCGGCGATATCTTAAGCGCTAAGATACAAGTTTTGATAAAGGATGTAGATAGTAGTATGAACGATTTGATGAATAAACTAGTTAATATGCCTGTAGGATCTAGAGTGATTTCGCAGAATGCTACGGCTTCACAAGGCGATACAGTGTCAACCACAGCTACATTAAAAAATATTAAACTGTAATTTACGTGTAATTATATTAAATGCCACGTAAAAACACCTCTAGCATAGAGTTGACGCCGCACTTTCATCACAGTGTAAAATTTAAAGAGCGAGCTTTTAAATTCACAACTCGTCAAAAGAAATTTTTATCCACATTACTAGATCCTAGCGTCCAAATCTTTTTTGTTTCTGGTCCAGCAGGTTCAAGTAAAACCTATATGTCTTTATATGGTTGTCTGCGTCTTTTAGCAGAGAGTCCAGAAAAAGAATTGTTATACGTGAGAAGTATAGCGGAAAGTGCGGATAAAGGGTTGGGAAGCTTACCAGGAGATATAACAGATAAGTTTGATCCATTTTTGATGCCTTTGTATGATAAGTTAGATGAGATAATTTTCGAAGGTGATACTGCCTTCTTAAAACAAGAAGGGCGTATATCTGCCGTGCCAATAAACTTCCTGAGAGGTGCTAACTGGAATCAAAAGCTAATCGTAGCTGACGAAGCTCAGAATTTCACTTTCAAAGAATTAACGACATTGGTAACGCGAATTGGAGAAGATAGCAAGTTAATTATTTGTGGAGATTTCATGCAGAGTGATATTAATGGTAAAACTGGTTTTTCTGAAATGTTTGATATTTTCAAAGATGACGAGTCTTCTAATAATGGTATACATTGCTTTAAGTTCAATAAATCAGATATTGTTCGCAGTAAAATTTTAAAGTTTATTATATCTAAATTAGAAACTTATAAAAAAGTGTAAATTATATATATAACAAGATTACACAGTCAACGCGAAAGCGGCGAACAGCTTAACTTAGGACTTAACAGTCTTGTTTTAATTGAAAAAAGTTAATTAAAATCTATAAATATATAGTGATGAGCCATTTATTTTGTCATAGTTGCGGTAACAAAATGTCTTACGGTCTTGCAAAACCAAATTTTTGCAACAAATGCGGACAACAACTCAACAAAAGCGTCTCTGTTAATACAGCAGGTGCAGATTCTACAGTAAAAAAATCTGTAACGCTATCTGATAATGAGACAGACGCAGATTCTGTTCCGAATATCAGTCGTTTACAGGTAGAAATACAGCATGACGGTAATTTAAGAACTATAGGCTCATTGATTGGCGAAGAAAGCGCCCAACCTAAAGAGACAGTAAGGAGGTCTCGTTCAATTGATGAGTTTATTGATGAAAAGAAAAAAGAAAGGTGAATATACCTATGAAGATTTTTCTGACATCATAGACGCAGCTATAAAGAGGCAACAGTTTAAGTGGAGGTTAAATGCTGTCAAATGGTTCGACTTTGAGGATGTAGAACAAATCATAAAGCTTCACATTTCAAAGAAGTGGCACATGTGGGATCAAGAGCGCCCACTAGAGCCGTGGATAGGTAGAATCATATCTAATCAACTACGAAACCTTATAAGGAATCACTATGGCAACTATGTAAGACCATGTGCTAATTGTAAATTCTCTGTAGGAGAGGGATGTTCGCTTACGAGAACAGAGAAGCAAGATTCAACATGCACTCTTTATGCAAAGTGGGAAAAAAGCAAGAAATCAGGCTTAGAGCTTAAGACCCCTTTATCAACAGAAGATTTTGTTCAAGAGGTAGAGGGAAGAAAATACGAGGGTTTCGATTTCGAGGCATCTTTGCAAAAACTAGATTCCTATATGAAGATTGAATTAACAGAAATTCATTATCGTGCTTATAGGATGTTATACTTTGAATCAAAGACAGAGGAGGATGTGGCTAGGTTTATGGGTTATAAGTTATCGGCTCAAAAAAAGAAATTGGGTTACAGACAAGTTAAAAACTTAAAAAAGAAGTTCTTACAGGTGGCCATAGAAATAATAAATGGACAAGATATTATAAGTGATGGATCTAACGAGTGAACAAAAAGATTTTCTAAAAGAGAACGCTCATAAGATTCAAAATCTAATAGAGCTTACCAGAAAATGTTTTGACGATGATAGTTTAGACGGAAGATCTAAACAAGGTAGAGCTGTAAGAAAATACTTAGTAGAAAACGCTATAGATTATAAAACTCGATGTAGACAGCCAGCAGAGGTGATTGAGTTCAGCAGGGAGCAAGAAGAGTTTATTCTAAAGCAAGCAGAGGAAGGATTGTCGTCTTTACAAATAGCGCAGATAGTTTTTCCAGATAAATCAGTAAGACCACTCAGCGCCGAGCAAAGAGCCGTGTTGGCCAAGATAAGAGAGGTCAACCCCGACATTTTACCTTCTCAAGATAGTGGTGCGTTGCATTCATATATTTCACCGAAGTCTCCATCGAGAATCATCAAAAAAATCAATGATGCAACAGGTTTAGGTCTTGAAGAAGCTAGACTCAACAGACAGAAGCAAGTTTGTGTCGAAAAACTTGGCACTAACCTTTCTAACTCAAGATTTTTGAAAATTATTAACAATTATCTCAATGAAGAGGATCGGGTGCTATTTGAACATGAATTTATACGTTTGACTTGGGATAAGCCTGATTTGACGGCTGACGAGATTAATTTATATTTAAATGTTTGTAAGGAGGTAATAAATCTTGAAGTCATAAGTGCTCATCTGAATAAGCTCAACAGTATGTTCGATGAGGCCGATGAGCAACAAGAGATGTCTATACGTTTAGCTGAAATTATTAAAGCAAAGAGTGCTGAGTATCATCAATGCGAGACTAGGATAGAAAACCTTACTAAAAAGCTACAAGGTGACAGAGGCGAGAGGATGAAGAAGATGCAAAAAGAAAATGCGTCTATATTGTCTGTTGTCCAGTTATTTCAAGAAGAAGAAGAGCGAGCCAACATGGTTCGTATCGCGGAGATGCAGAAAGCGGCGGTAAAGACAGAAGCCGAGCGATTAGAGGGTATGGCTGAGTGGAAGGCTAGAGTTTTAGGGATTGGTCAAGAAGATGTCTTATAGTTGTAAAGAATGTGCCGAGTCTTTTGATTCTCTTAGAAGTTTACATGCTCACATCAAGAAGCATGGTAAATACGTAGGAGATTACTATGTAGAGCACTATCAAAGAAAAGACAAACTGACAGGAGATCTGATCCCGTTTAAAAAATACGATCAGTATTTCGCTACTGACTTCATCAACAAGCGGAACATGAAGAAGTGGTGCGTAACTGCACCCCGTGCAGAGGTAAAAGAATTTATAACAACAAAGCTCAAAGAAAAAATACAAGCCAAGGGCATGTCGGGTGGGCCACCCTCGCTTTATCTGCAAACTTCTAAATTGCCCGATGTAGACAGCTACAAAGATGTCTTCGGCAGCTACCACGAAGCTTGCACCCAATTTGGTATGTTGCCTATGCTCGGCAAGCAACTACCAAGTAATTTTTATGACGATTACTCACAAACGCCTATTTTAATTGATACTAGAGAGCAAAAGCCTTTGCATTTCGATAACAGTGAGTTTTTAAAATTAGATGTAGGTGATTACGGAGTTGGAGGTAATTTATATGACTATACATTCGTGGATAGGAAATCTTACCAGGATTTTTGTGCAACGGTCACAAATGGATATAACAGATTTGTCAAAGAGCTAGATAGATGCAGGTCCATAGGTTGCTACTTATTTATTGTGGTGGAGACAGCTTTTGACGATATGTGGGGTGAGAATCAGAGAGGCTACAAAAAATTTAATTTAGAATATGTGTTTCATAGAATGCGTGAAATACAGGCAGAGTATACAGACTGCTCACAAATTGTGTTCAGTGGGTCTAGACAGAAGAGTGAAGAGCTAATTCCTAAAATTCTTGTTTTAGGTAAAGACCTTTGGGAAGTAGACGTTCAATACTTCTGGAATCAACAACTAAAGAAAGATGGCTTGGCAAGAAGGCAAACAAAAACTAAACCGAGAGTTCAAGGATATAAACCAGCTAATTCTAGAAAAAGAAGGATATCTAGAGGATACTGAAGCTAAGATATTGCTTTATAAGTTTCTAAGAGAGAATCCATCATTTGCTTGCGAATTACTGACTGGCGTAAAATTATTCCCTTTCCAACACATGGCTATCAAGGCCATGATGGAGTCCGACTACTTTTTGGGGATATGGAGTCGGGGTATGTCTAAAAGCTTCTCTACGGGCATTTTCGCGCTATTAGACGCTATTCTTAATCAAGGTGTGCAGATAGGTATTTTGTCTAAGTCTTTCAGGCAATCTAAAATGATCTTCAAAAAAATTGAGGATATATCAAAAAGCCCAAAGGCTACGTTCTTCGCTCAGTGTATCACTAGGGTTTCTAAGATGAATGATGAATGGGTCATGGAGATAGGTCGAAGTAGCATACGAGCGCTGCCATTAGGTGACGGTGAAAAACTGAGGGGATTCAGATTCCAAAGAATGATCATCGACGAATTACTCTTGATGCCAGAGAAAATTTACAACGAAGTTATTATCCCTTTCCTTTCTGTTGTAGAAAACCCTACCGAGAGGCAAGAGATATATGATTTAGAAACTCAAATGATAGAAAAGGGTCAGATGGAGGAAGAAGACCGAAAAATCTGGCCTAATAACAAAATTATAGGTTTGTCTTCAGCATCTTATAAATTTGAGTATCTATATAAAATATATCAACAGTATGAGGCTCTTATATTGAATGAGAACAAACAAGACGGAGCGCATAGAACTATCATGCACTTTAGTTATGACTGTGCTCCAGATCAGCTATATGATCAGAACTTAATTAATCAATCCAAAGCAACAATGAGTGAGTCTCAGTTTGAGCGAGAGTTCGGCGCTATATTCACTGATGACAGCTCTGGATACTTCAAGGTGAGTAAGATGGCACAATGCACTTTACAAGACGGTGAAGGGCAATCTGTGGAGGTTATGGGTAATCCAAAGGATGAATACATATTAGCTTTCGACCCCTCTTGGTCAGAGAGTGAAAGTTCTGACGATTTTGCAATGTTGCTCATAAAGTTAAATAAAGAGTCTAGAAAAGGAACAGTTGTTCACAGTTACGCTTTATCTGGCTCTAGTTTAAAAACACACATAAAATACATGGCATATGTCCTGAGTCATTTTAATGTGGTGGCTGTTGTGGGTGACTACAATGGTGGAGTTCAATTCATCAACTCTTGTAACGAGAGCACAATATTCAAAGACAAAAACTTAAACCTTGGAGTCATAGAGGCTGAGTTAGACAAAGCTAAAGATTATGATAAGAATCTCCGAAGATTAAAAAACCAATATAATCTATCACAAAAGAATATTGTTTTTCTAAGAAAACCCACATCTGCATGGATTAGATTTGCTAATGAATCTTTACAATCAGCCTTTGACCATAAAAAGATATTCTTCGCTGGGGCTGCTATGAACGATGATTACAACATCCAGCGCAAATCTAGGGTTCCAATAAAAGAATTAAAATTTTTGAGAAATGATCCTAATGCAAATGGTGGCGTAGGAGCAAGAATGATTGATTTTGTAGAGCATCAAAAAGACATGATGGATTTAATAAAAGTCCAATGTGCATTAATACAGATAACTACATCAGTTCAGGGCACTCAAAGTTTTGACTTGCCAGTAAGCTTGAGAAAACAAAAAGGAGCTGACAAGGCTAGAAAGGACTCATACTCGGCTTTAGTTTTAGGTAACTGGTTCATGAACATATATTATGACATGCAATCAGAAGAAATAGGTAATGTTCAGACTACATTTACGCCAATGTTTATTTCTTAACTTTTGAAAGTTGAAAGTTAACTTTGGGGTGTAATATAAATTACATCCTATGTCTAAGAGAAAATACACTAAGCGCTCAGAGTATTGGAAGAAGTTCAACAACAACGAACATCCTTCTAGACCCACAGAAAACAAATTCGAACCAGAATTTTCAGGTGAGCCATTCTATACGTCTGATGCCTCATATTCTGATATTTCCAAAGCTAGGACTTCTCAAACTGGCACTTCTTTTACGGGGAGTAGGAACAACAGAGTTTCCCAAAAAAATCCTATAGACAGGTTCAGGAGTATAGCTATTGGTATGCTGCCATATGAGTATGCATCTGACGGAGTTACAGCAAGAGATGCTATTGAGCTTTGTCAAAAAGCATACGCTAATGTAGCTGTATTTCGTAATGCTATTGATATTATGTCTGAGTTTACCAACACAGATATTTATTTAGAGGGCGGCACAAGAAAAAGTAGAGAGTTCTTTGAAGAATGGTTTAAACGTGTAAATATTATAGGTTTAAAAGATCAATACTTTAGAGAGTATTACAGAAGTGGTAATGTATTTTTATATAGAATAGATGGCAGGTTTAAAGCTGAAGATTACGCTAGATTAATAAATCAAGTTGGATCTATAGATGCTGGTCCTAATCAGATACCTTTACGATACATTCTTTTAAATCCGTATGATGTAGTAGCGAAAAGAGCTACCACTTTCACTTATAGTGGAGCTTATCAAAAAATTCTTTCAGATTATGAATTAGCTCGTTTAGCTAATCCTATTACAGAAGAGGATCAGGCTATATTTGATGCTTTAGATCCCAAAGTGCAAAAAGATATAGTTGACAGATCTTATTCACACAAAGGCATAAGTATAGATCTAGATCCTAAAAGGTTATCTTATTCTTTTTATAAAAAGCAAGATTACGAGCCATTCGCCATACCTTTTGGTTTTCCAGTATTAGAAGATATTAACGCAAAGCTTGAGCTGAAGAAAATGGATCAAGCTATCACAAGAACAGTGGAGAATGTTATTCTTCTAATCACTATGGGTGCTGATCCAGAGAAGGGTGGCATTAATCCCAACAATATGTTGGCTATGCAAAACTTATTTAAAAATGAGAGCGTGGGTCGTGTGTTGGTATCAGATTATACAACTAAAGCTGAGTTTATCATACCAGAACTAAATCTAGTATTAGGGCCAGCGAAGTATGAGATACTAAACGAAGATATTCGTCAAGGTTTACAAAACATTGTAGTTGGAGAAGAAAAGTTTAACTCTACACAAGTTAAAGCGCAGATATTTATTGATCGTTTACAGGAATCGAGGCATGGCTTCTTAAATGACTTTTTGAACAAAGAAATTAAAAGGATAGCTAAAAATCTTGGATTTAGATCTTGGCCACAAGCTAGAATGAAAGACATAGATATGAGAGATGAGGTTCAACTCATGAGAGCATCTACAAGACTTATGGAACTCGGTATTATTACTCCCAAGCAGGGTATGGAGATGTTCCACAATGGCAAGTTCCCAGAACCAGATCAACTCAAGCCAGAACAACAAGATTTCTTAGAGGATAGAGAAAAAGGTTACTACAACCCAATCGTAGGTGGTGTTCCTGTATACTCTCCTGATAAAAAGACAACTGGGCCAAGAAAAGAAGCTGGTAGACCAGAGGGAACTACAGACATACCTATAGTAAATGCTCAGTATTCTAGGGCTAACATACAAAAGACAATCTACGATATAGAGAGTTTTGTTAATGATTCTAAAGCTAAAATGATAAATAAACTTGGAGTCGAAAAGTTAAATGATTCTCAAGAGGATATGTTAAATAATTTATGTGAATCTATTGTATGCTCTCAAGACAAAGAATATTGGGGTGAAACTTTAGAATCTTGTGTAAAAGATTTTAACGAAATAGAGAATTTGAATACTTTAAAAGAAGTTTTAGATATCTCTGCTCAACATACGTTGGATACATATCCAGCAGCAATCTTATATCACAGCGATGAATAAATATTTTAAATACACCAAAGATGGAGTCGAAGTAGATGTGTCAGAAGCTATGCATTACGGAGACAAGAAAAAGGAAGAAGCAAAGGGAGCACCAGATATCAATAAGCATTACTTCAAAACAAAAGAAGAGGCTATGAAAGATGCCGAAAAAATGGGTCTTAAAGGTATTCACTCTCACAAAGGCGAAAATGGTGAAACTTTGTATATGGCTGGACCTAATCACGAGGCTTTCATGAGGAAACATAAAGAAGTCCTTAAAATGAAAGATAAATCTGAAAGCATGGACATGGATGACAAAGAGATGAAAGAAAAACACTCTGAGGGTTACATGACGATGAAAAAGAAGAAAGCCGAAGGTGAAATGATTAAAGACGGTGAGTATGTGGGCAAACCAGCAAAAGCTGGTCATTACGGTGATAAGAAGAAAGCTAAGGCAGAGATGAGTCCTAAGCAAAAAAATGCTCTTGATAAGAATAAGGACGGCAAGATTTCAAAAGAGGATTTTGAAATGCTCCGCAAAGAAAAGAAAGAGTCTAAGAGCATGCATAAAGACGAAGACAAAGATAAGAAGAAAAAGAAGATGATGAAGCCAAAAATGAGCTACGCCCAACTTCTAATTAACTTAACTAATAAAAATTCTGAAGAGGAAGAGTAATGGACTATAAGTATACTACTACTTTTGACTGTCCTCTTCTAGCTTGTGAAATTAGCGAGTCTTCTTTGATATCTAAGGCTTCCTTAGAATCATTAGCTCCTTTGCTCCCAACTGATGTTGATTACGGCAGTAACATTGATTTGTTAGGTGTAGCTTTCAATGCTGCTGTCGTAAACAAATTCAATAAAAATGGCGATGGGATGGACAGCGCAACAGCTGTTAAGTATACTAAGAATTTTATACATAAACCAACTAATATTGAACACGACAAACAAAAAGTTGTTGGTCACATAGCTTCTGCTGGTTACAGCTCTTTCGGAGACAACAAGCTCTTATCAGAAGAGGAAGTAAAAACTCAAAAGCAACCCTTCAATATTGCATTGGGTGCAATTATTTATAAAGGCGTTAATCCTTCTTTTACTAAATTAGTTGAGAGTTCTTTAGATCCAGAAAACAGTAGTTATCAAAAGGTATCTGCTAGTTGGGAAGTCGGTTTTAATAGTTATGTCTTGGCTGTAGGAAGTGACCTTTTAAGCGAGTCTAGGATTGTGTCTGATCCTGATGAAATACTTAAATTACAGGGTTTTCTGAGAAGTTTTGGTGGTAACGGAAAGACTGACAAAGGAGAGACTATTAACAGGCTAATCATGGGTGATATCTACCCACTTGGCATAGCTTATACTTTGAACCCAGCAGCTCAAGTAAAAGGTTTGTATGGCGAGCCACCTAAAAAATCCCAGTTTTTTATAAAGGATAAAAGGGATAAAATTTCACAAAACCGTGAATTAAATGTAAACAACGAAAAGAACTTTATCGACATGGAAATTGAAAAGACTCTTAACGAACTTAAGGAGCTACTTAGTGAGAAGAAATTCTCCAAGGAAGCTGTCGCTTCGATGACTGACACTTTTGCAGATGCTATCCGTCAGCGGGATGAACAATACCGCAAGGATGTCGAAGCAGAAAAGACAGCTAAAGAAGGCGCAATCAAGGAATACGAGGAGTTAAAGTCCTCTGTTTCTGAGATGGAAGAGAAGCTGAATGCTGCTAATGAGCGCATTCTTGCTTTTGAACAGGACAAGAAAGCTGAAGAAGCCGTTGCCTCGTTTAACGAGCGTATGGATTCTCTGGATGAAAAATTCCAACTTGATGATCAAGACCGCGAATTTCTTGCCACTGAGCTTAGGGATCTTGATGATGCCGATGCTTATGAGGCATTTGCATCCAAGCTGGAAGTCCTTTGGAAACATAAGAACAAAGAGGTGCAAGCCGAATTCGATGCTGAGATTCAAGCTCGTATTGATGAAGAAGTTGCCAAGAGGGTATCTAACGCTTCTGAAGAAGAAGTTGAGTTAGAAGAAGCTCTTGATGACGCGGAGCCTACTGACGTTGGGGTGTCCAATGCAAACGAAGCTGTCGCTACCGAAGAGCCTTCTCTTCGTGATAAGTTCAAGAGCGCATTTTCACGCGATAATATTGAAATTTCTTAATTAATAACCAACTAAAATCATGGCATTACGAATTCTACCATTCAGACAATACTCTGATCACGATGTCATTAACCTCTTTTCCGTTATCGGGAGTGACGTTAATGATAAGACCACTGACTCAGGCGCTGGCGATGCTGGCGTATTTGTTAAGGTCTCTGACGGTAACTTTGATGCAGATCCTATCACCTATCAAACGAACGCATATCTTGGCGAAACCGCTAGCGTTCCATTTTTAGGGACTACGGAAATGTATCCTGAAGTCAATCTTAAAATCACAGGAGCTAAAGACGAAGATCACTGCATCGGCATGACTCTTTATCAGACTGCGAAAAAAGATGAAAACGAAGAAAAACTTCTTTACAACCCACAAAAGCGGGAAGAACTCCAAGTGATGCTTCCAGGACAAGCTGTCCCTATTGCAACTAAGGGTGTTTTCACTTTAAGCTCCGCTGCATTCGATGGACCTCTTACTGACTACGCTCCAGGAAACAGGATCAAGCTGTCTAGTAACGCTGGTAAGATTACTGGCTTCCAGCAACTTGCTGCTGCTTCAGTCACCACTGGTGATTTAGTAGACGAAGATAAGGTTTTTGGTCACGTTCTTGGAACAGGAACTCGTCCAAACGAAGGAAACACTACGGACCAGTTCTCTGGTGATTACATCGTTGTATCGTTTGATTGTAACTAATAAAAGAAAGGACTTTATAACATGAAAATTACTTTAAAAAGAACTCCAGAACAAGTCGAGCTTATCAAAGCTATGGCTTCTCGTAACCGCAATGTTGCATACGAGGCACAGGTAGCACTTGCTGAATTCATCGGACCAGTTTTGGCCGAGGTTATCAACAATGCTCCTACCGTAAGCAGCCTTTTCCAGTCGCTTCAGTTCGACGCTGATGACAACCCAAGCATCCCGCTTGATCTTTACTTTGACATCGCTGACGAAGATTACGTCAAGGTGTGGAGTCAGAGTCACGCTGGTGGACTTCCTAGCAGTCAGGTTCTTCCTACTGTTCAAGAGCTGAAGGTCGCCACTTACACTCTCGACACCGCTGTTGATTTTGATCGTCGTTATGCAGCTAAGAGCCGCATGGATGTTGTGAGTAAGACTTTCACTCGCGTTGCACAAGAGATTCTGCTCAAGCAAGATCGCACTTCTGCTAGTCTTGTTATGACTTCTCTTGCTGGTGCTAGTATTAAGTCTTCTCCTCTGCTTAATGACAAGCAGGTATTCAGAACCGCTGTAAAAGGTAGGGTGCTGATTGATGATTTCAATAAGCTTATGACCCTTGCAAAGCGTGTTAACACTTCTTGGATTG